GTAACAGTAGATGTTAAGAAGTATGCCGGACAACAGACATTCTCAGTAGAACTTCTAGATCGTTCTAACCCAATCTTTGTAACTGAGTTAATGAACAACCTTGCGGCACAGTACGCAAAGGTTACAGATACAGCAGTTAACGCTGCAATCATTACTGGCGCATCACTTGATGCAACAACAGTAGCAACCTACCCAACAGCTTCAGAGTTGCTTGGAATTGTTGCTCGCGGTGCTGCTTCTGTTTACAACGGCACACAAGGCTTCGCTCGTAACATCATCATGAACACCAGCCAATGGTCAAATGTAATGACTCTAAACGACGGCGGACGCCCTATCTACAATGCTCAGGTACCCCAGAATGCGGGCGGCCTAGTGGCACCAACTTCGGTTCGTGGGAATGTTGCCGGTCTTGATCTATTCGTAACTGCTAACACAGCATCTACAACAGACACAGATGGCTCAATCCTTATCGTTAACCCAGATGCTTACACATGGTACGAGTCACCAACTTATCAACTTCGTGTTGATGTAGTTGCAACTGGCCAAGTTAACATCGCTATGTACGGCTACGGCGCAATCGCAACCAAAATCGGTGCAGGCGCGTTCAAGTCAAACAAGGCGTAAGCCTAATTTAAGTCGCTGGCTGGGTAGTGCCCTTCTACCCAGCCAGTCTTTAGAAAGGATAACAATGAGTACAACTACAGTTGCAGAACTTAAGCTTGCACTTGGCGTTGGCAGTCTTTATTCAGATGCCACGATCCAAGAAGTTTGCGATGCCGCTGATGATGCCTTGTTGCCTTTTCTATGGAAGAACGAAAATTACAATGTAGGTCATAGCAATACGACTACAGAGGGAACTTTATATTTTAATGAATTAGTTACTAAGACATATTATGTTGGGCAACAAGTAGTGATAACCAAAAATGGCGTACCCTTTAATGGCACAAAGACCATCACAGCCGTTGGCGATTACACGATAACTTATGCCGTAACTGGCACTCCTACAGCTAGTGAATACCACCCTGTAGTTCCTTTCGGCGTTGTTTCTGGCGTAACTCAAAATACTTATGCCACGATCCCAGCCGTCAGGGAAGCAAGCCTTATGATCTGCGTGGCTATTTGGCAAGCGCGTCAAGCGCCAAGCGGTCAGGGCATGACTGTTGATGGTTATGCGCCTAGCCCGTTTACTATGTCTAACACTTTGATTGCTCGCGTTCGCGGCTTGCTTGCACCATACCTAGATCCGCGCTCGATGGTTGGCTAACCATGACCGCAGCCATTACAACACTTCGCGCCACTATTGCAGCAGCTCTAGTTGATAACACTCTTTACTCTACCTTTGCCTTCCCGCCAGCAACGCCAATAGTTAACAGCGTAGTTATTAGCCCGGCAGATCCCTACATAACCCCAACTAATAATGGCCGTGCAACAGTTGCCCCTCTTGCTAATTTTAATCTTAATATCTTTCTGCCTTTGCTTGATAATGAGGGCAACCTAAATGGAATTGAGGAGATGGTTGTTGCCGTGTTTGGCAAGTTAGCCGCTTCCTCTATCGTCTATAATGTGGGAGATGTAAGCGCACCTAGCGTTCTCGCTTCTGCAACAGGCGATCTCTTGACTTGCTCAATGCAAGTCTCAGTCCTAACGAGTTGGAGTTAACCATGAATGAATGGGAAAAAGAACAAGCAGAGTTCCTGATCAAGATTGGTCAGACTCCTGTTACACCAGCACCAGCACCAAAACCATCTAATAAGAAAGACGAGGAATAAACCAAATGGCAGTATTTCTAAACAATGGAGTAGTGGTTACTGTTAACTCGGTTGACCTCTCTAACCATGTTACATCAGTAACGCTTAACCGATCATTCGATGAACTCGAAGTTACAGCAATGGGCGATAGCGGCCACAAGTTCGTTAAGGGCTTAGAAGCATCATCTTTAACTCTTGACTTCCTTAACGACACAGCCTCAGCCAACGTTCTAGCAACTTTGCAGGCCGCTTGGGGAACTTCAGTTACTGTTACTCTAAAGCAGACTTCAGCTGCTACTTCAGCAACAAACCCTCTTTACACAATGACTTGCCTAGTAAACGGAACAACCGACATTAACGGCGCAACCGGCGACCTTGGCACTCAGTCAGTAACTTGGAATGTAAACGGCACAATCGCAATCACAACAGCGTAATAACTAACTAAGGGGCAAAGCATGGCAAAGTTAAAGGTAACAAGGGCAGATGGCAGCGTTAACGAATATCAGATAACGCCAGCGATTGAGTATGCCTTTGAGCAACACGCCAAGATGGGCTTCCAAAAAGCCTTTCGAGATATGGAACGCCAAGGCGATCTGTATTGGTTGTGTTGGGAAGCAATTCGTCGTTCGGGTGAGACAGTCAAACCCTTCGGAGAGTCGTTCCTTGAGACATTGACGCGAGTTGAGGTCTTAGACGATGACCCTTTGGAGTAACGCGGGAGTCCTTCACCTATCTCGTAGCGAGACTATCGCTCGAGACAGGACTCTCGCCTCAAACTTTAATTGAACTAGATCAGACAATGTTCAGGACTTTACTTCAAGCCCTGAAGGACAGAGCAAAGGAGCAGAGCGATGCCAGTCGAGTTAAAAGGCGCTGATAACCTTCGCAAAGCCCTAAGAAAGTTTGAGCCTGATCTAGCAAAGGCAACTACCAAACAAATGGCGGCTGCACTCAAACCGATTACTAATAAGGCTCGAGGGTTCTTACCTTCCAATGGTGCAATGTTATCTGGTTGGACTTCTGAGGCTTCGTCAACCGAGACAACTAAGTATCGTCACTTCCCTAAATATGATCAGGCAGAGGCTATACGCGGTGTTAAATACTCAACAAGTCCATCTCGCCCTAATAAACGCGGGTTCGTATCTCTTGCTCGCATAATTAACGCATCTGCCGGTGGAGCAATTTACGAAACAGCAGGACGCAAGTCAGGCAAAGACGGACAACCAACTCAGGCTTCTACTCGCGGCAAGTTCAGCGATTACATCGATACATCTAACAAGGTTAACAAATCTCTGAACCCCAACGCTGGTAAGCAGTTTATTGCTCGCGCTAACTCACTTGGAGATTTAGTGAACGCTCGCCCTCGTCAACAAGGTCAGGCTGGCAGAGTCACTCGCAAGATGACTGGTCGAGTAATCTTTAGAGCCTTTGCAGAAGACCAAGGCAGGGTTACTGCGGCTGTCGTCAAGGCAATCGGCAGTTCGGCCGTTGAGTTTAACGCTAGGACTGGTGCTAAATAATGAATGATAAATTAAAGATTGATATTGCAACTGTATTCTCTGGCAAGAAAGCCTTTTCAGATGCAGCCAAGGCAACCATTGGACTTAACAACCAAGTAAAGACATTGGCTAAGTCTTATCTTGGCTTATTTACCATTCAGCGTTTAGGTCGGGGCGGATTTAATGCAGCCAAGGCTTTCGCAGATGACGATAAAGCAGCTAGAGTATTAACCCAATCACTTGATAACCTAGGACTAGCCTTTGCTGATCCTGCCGTTAAAAACTTTATTGCGGATTTAGAAAAGCAATTTGGAGTTCTCGACGATCAGCTTCGCCCTGCATACCAGAGGTTGCTGACCACGACCGGCGATGTTGCCAAGAGCCAGTCATTGCTTCGCACAGCCCTCGATCTTGCTGCCGCTAGTGGCTCAGATGTTCTAAGTGTTGCAGGAGACTTAAGCAAGGGTTATGTTGGGCAGACCCGCGCCCTTGCTAAGTATGGTATCGGTTTAACTCAAGCACAACTCAAGGCCATGTCCTTTGAGGAAGTTCAGTCTCGAATTAACGATCTATTCGGTGGACAGGCTCAACTTACAGCCAACACTTATTCAGGCTCACTAGATAAGTTAACTGTTGCAGCCAAGAACGCTCAAGAAGCAATCGGTAGAGGCTTGCTTGATGCACTATCAGCCCTTGGCGGCGGTGGTTCTGGGGGATTGCAAAACACTATTGGGCTGATTGAGAAGGCTTCAACAGCATTAGAAACTTTTATTCGTCGCTTCGGCGTTGGCTTAGGTCAGGCTAAGGCTTTACTATCTGGCAACTTTAGTCAATTTAAGGCTATTGGCGAAGCGGAGATGAACCGAGGCAAGATTGGTTCTGGGATAACTCCAGCAATCGGAGCAGAACTCGCTAAGGCAGCAGCAGAGAAAGCAGCAGCAAAGAACCGCGCTGCATTACTAAAGACAACCAAAGCGCAGACTGCGGCAATCAAAGAGCAGACAGCGCTTCAGAAGGCTGGAACTCTTTTCGATATTCAGCAAGCAGGAATTATTGCAGCTCTTAAGGGCAAGATTACCGATGAAGAACGCACTCGCTTAGAGTTGCAACTAGCAATCCTTACTGGCAACACTTCAGAGGCTTCTAAACTTGCTTACGAATTGGCCAAGTCTCAAGGACTATCTCAGCAACTAGCCGCTTACCTTGCTAACTTGCCAGATGCTAAGAACCCCTTTACTGCTTGGAAGTCTTATTTAGATATGCTTGAGGCTCAAGTTCGCATGATTGCTAGTATTCAACCCGGCGTTCCTGCTACAAATGTGCCAGCCGCTATGGGTAATCCGCAAGGCATCTATCCATTAGAGTCAGGATCTCAAGGCAACTTCACCTATGGCCAAAACAATGCGCCAGATGTAAGCGTCATCGTTACCCTCGATGGCCAAGAGATAACTGGAGCAGTCTCCAAGGTTCAGACCAATAACTATCTATCAGGCAAGATCATTGCCCTAGAAAGATTGCAGAGCCAGTTCGGATAATGGCATTACCAGCAGAGATCAGCGTCTCCTTCGACTTCTCAAGCGGTGCTACATTCGGCTATCCGCTAACTTTGGGTGATGCTAAGTATGGACTTCTAGGCACAGGCACACTAGCGGCTTCAGAAGTTCCAGAGCCAGTAGTTGACCTGACCCCAGATGTTTACTCAATCAGCATTAGACGCGGCCGTAATATCATGCGCGATCAGTACGAGGCAGGAACGGCAACAGTTCGAGTCCTCGATCCTCTGTCTTACTTTAACCCGCAGAACACAGCATCGCCTTACTACGGCTATCTGACGCCGCTTCGCAAGCTGCGCGTTGCTGCTACCTATGCTGGCACTTCTTACTTCCTCTATTCAGGCTATACAACCGAGTATCGATATACGTATCCTCAAGGCCAAGAGACAGGTTATGTCGATATTGTCTGCAATGACGCATTCCGCCTCATGCAACAAGCAGCCATTACAACAGTTGCAAGCGCTACGGCAGGACAGGACACAGGCACACGCGTAAGCGCAATCTTGAACCAAGTAACCTTCCCAACCAATATGCGTTCGATCGATACTGGCAATACAACCTGCGTGGCAGATCCTGGCACATCTAGAACTTCCCTCGATGCCTTGCTCAATGCTGCTTACTCAGAGCAGGGCGCATTCTTCATCAACTCATCTGGCACAGCAGTATTTAAGAACCGCACTAATACGATCACTTCAGCTAGTGCAACTCCGATCGAGTTCAATCAATCTGGCGGCATTCCCTACAAGAACTTGGTCTTTGCCTTTGACGATAAGTTGATCATTAACTCTGCTTCCATGACCCGCGTTGGCGGATCTGCTCAACTGGCTGAGAATGCAGCTTCGATCGTTAAATACTTCTCACACCAAACTAACGAAACAAACTTGATCGCTCAGACAGATGCAGATGCGCTAAACATTGCCAAGATATATGTAGCCACAAGAGCTGAGACAACTATCCGCATCGATGCAATGACTGTCGATCTTCTAGACACAGCAGTTCCAACCGGCACAATGTTAGGTCTAGAGTATTTTACCGCGCTTAAAATCACCAATATACAACCTGATGGATCTACAATAGTTAAAACACTTCAATGCCAAGGACTTGACTGGAATATCACGCCAAACCAGATGCAAGTTACAGTTACTACTCTTGAGCCAATTACTGACGGCTTCACGCTGGATAGCGCGGTTCAAGGTATAATAGGCACATCTGTATTGGCGTATTAGGAGAATAAATAGATGGCAACATTCCCAAGCAAGGTTAATTACGCCACAGGCGATATTTTAACCGCGACCAATATGAACGATGTCGGCGGGGCTATTAACCTGCTCCAGTCTGCACAAACTGCTGCTGGTAAAAATGCGGTTATTAACGGCGCTATGGATATATGGCAGCGAGGTACAACTTTTACCAACGGTGGCATATATACAGCCGATCGTTGGTACTTTGATATTTCAGCGGGAACCGTTACAAGCGCCCGTGAGTCTACGATCGTACCCGCGGGCTTTCAATATTCATGGAAAATAACTAAATCAGCCGGCAGCAGTTCAGCGACAGCAATACAGCAAACAATAGAAACCTCAAACGCTATTCAATTTGCAGGTAAATCCGTTGTGTTATCTGCTTATTTTGCAGCCGATGCTTCTACCTTATTTAGCCCAGTTCTAGAGTATTCAACCGCGGCTGATAATCCTCGTTCTGGATCTTGGACAGGCATTACACCTACAGTTGATGGCGCTACAACGGTTACCTCTACAACATTTGTAAGAGTATCTAGCACTTTTGCTATTCCATCTACTGCTAAAACTCTACGCATTAACTATGGGCCGACAGTTGCAGCATCTTCTAGTATTTATATAACTGGTGTGCAGTTAGAGGCTACAACTACAGTATCGGTATTTCAACGAGCAGCTGGAAATATTGCAGGCGAATTAGCTGCTTGCCAAAGGTATTACTTAAAGTCTTATGCGCAAGCAACAGCCCCAGCAACTGCAACTAATACTGTAGGCGCTTTTGCTTTTGCCGCAGTTAATTCAACTGCCACAGATAATCGCGCAAATGTAAGATTTCCAGTAAATATGCGCGGTACTCCAACAATTACAGTTTATTCGTCTAGCACAGGAACTAGCGCCAAAATCTATAACGAAAACACAACCTTGGATCTAGGCGGTGCAGCACAGTTCATCGGTGAGTCTGGTTTTCATGGTTATGTTTCAAGCGGTGTAATTACTGGCGCTGGTACTGTTTTAATTTTTCACTATGTAGCAAGTGCGGAGTTGTGAAATGAATACTTACGAAATCAAGCAAGATATTTCAGGCAACGATTACTTAGAAATGACTACAACTGACGGAGTTGTTTCAGTTGTGCCTATGGTTGCGGGTAACTCTGATTACGAGGCTTATCTAAACCCAGTTGAAGTTAAGGCAGATGAAGCCAAGACTAAGTAAGGCTGCAATCCAACTTCGTGAACAGTTCGATGACTGCTTCGGCGATCGTGATCGCACCTCAGACGGCTGGATCGGTGATAGTCGGCACTCAACTCGTAAGTCTGACCATAATCCAGATGAGCAAGGCTGGGTTCGTGCCATCGACATTGACCGCGATTTATCCGGCAAGCCTAAGCCCGACATCATGCCCGATGTGGCAGATCAACTTCGTGCATTGGCGAAGTCTGATAAACGCATCAGCTACATCATCTTCGACGGCAAGATTGCCAGTTCTAAATCAGTATGGCGTTGGAGAACTTATACGGGCATCAATAAGCACCAGCATCATTGCCATATATCTTTCACTATCAAAGGTGATGAAGATGGTTCGTTCTTTAATATCCCACTACTAGGAGCAACTAAATGAATATGAAGCACCCAGCAGTTATCTCAGTCGGAGCATTCTTAGCCGTCTGGGGAACTACATCTAACTTCTCTTTGGACTATCGTGCAATCCTTGGCTCGATCGTTGCCGGTATTTTCGGATATGCCACGCCCAAGCGATGAACGCAACAGACTACGCTGCTATTGCAGTTGGGATCGTGACGGTTCTGGGTGGTGTAACTGCGATGCTCCAGTTCCTAGTGAAGCATTATTTAGCGGAATTGAAGCCCAATAGCGGCAGCTCGATGAAGGACGCCGTAAATCGTTTAGAGACACGCGTCGACAAAATCTATGAATTGTTATGCGATAAGTCACAATAAAGCCATGGCACGCAAAAGAGTAATAGACCTTGAGGACTACTCAATGCTTGAAACTTATTGCATTGGGTTAAACGAATACTGGAAAAGTCTAAAGAAGGCTGGCTTTGCTGATGATATCGCTCTGGCGCTATTGCTTGAGCCTCTGACTTACCCCGCAACAATCTTGCCTACACCCAACTGGCTTCCTAATCTTCCCGACTCAATCCCTTATGACGATGACGAGGACTAACGATGAAAAGAACTGTAATCGTTCCCGATCTACAAGTTCCCTATCATGACGAAGTAGCAGTAAAGAATGTTGCAAGTTTTATTAAGGCTTACCGCCCCGATAGCGTCATTACTCTGGGAGATGAAATTGATCTCCCACAGATCAGCCGATGGACAGAAGGAATGCCTGGCTGGTTCGAGCAGACCCTTGGAGATGATCGAGATCAAGCAGTAGAGGTTCTCTGGTCGCTAGTTGAGCATTCCAAAGAAGCCCACATGATTAGAAGCAATCACACAGATCGTCTTTACAATGTGATCATGAAGAAGATCCCAGCATTCCTAGCATTGCCAGAGCTGCGCTTTGAGAAGTTTCTTAAACTTGATGAACTAGGCATTACCTATCACAAGAAGCCTTATGCCTTCCAGAAGGGCTGGGTAGCCGTCCATGGTGACGAGCAGGGCATTAACCCTAACGCGGGTCTTACAGCCCTTGGAGCGGCCCGTAGGCATGGTTTAAGCGTCATCTGTGGTCACACTCACAGAGCGGGCATGTCGGCCTTCACAGAGGCTTCAGGGGGCAAAATAGGCCGTATCCTGCGAGGCGTAGAAGGCGGGCATCTAATGGACGTGCGCAAGGCGGGCTATACGAAGGGCACTTTTAACTGGCAGCAAGCATTCGTTTTAGTCGAGGACACACAAGTAACTCTAATTAACCTAGAAAAGGACGGCACATTCGTAGTCAATGGCCGCCGCTATGGACGATCTAGATAACGATATTCGCCGGACGATCGATGATGCGGTTGACGAGGCAGAATTGTTATCGTTTCGTTATAAGTCACACCGCAGTTCTGTCTGATATTTATGCAACACTTATGCCAAGAAGCTGCGAAGGGCGCAGTAGAAGGGCAGTAAATGACTACAGCACAAATAGTAATATGCGGGATCGCATTTCTTATGTTCTTTATGGGGTACAAAATAGGGCACAGAGATGGCTACATTGTTGGCCGCAAAGCAGTACGCAAGCACTATCAGCAGCTTGAACAGGTTAGAGCATGAAGCATGAAGAAATCCTACAAAGTGCAACTGATCTCTATCAAGAGCGCGGACTGCATTATGGTCACCCAAGCGACAATATGGCTCGAGCAGCCAGACTCATCTCAGCTTATCTGGAGATGCCAGTTGAGGATTATCAAGTGGCAGTTATCCTCTCACTCGTCAAAATTGCCAGAACAATCGAAGATAGCCAAAAGATCGACAGTTGGATCGACGGCGCTTCTTACCTTGCCATTGCCGGGCAACTAGCAACAGAGGAGAATGAACTTTATGTATAAATTAGATGATTACGAGACAGTTGCGATGTTGAACCGCTGGTTCGTGGAAAACTATCCTATGGGAAGGACAAGCATTGAAATCACTTATCACGATGTTGAAAAAGGATATATTACTTGCAAGGCTGAAGTTTATCGCGATGTTAACGACCCTAATCCTGCGACTAGTAATATCGCTCATGGAGTTAGGGATCAATATATCCAAAATATGCGTAGATTTTATGCAGAGGATATTGCTTCATCAGCTCTTGGCAGAGCAATCACGCTTCTTAAAGGTGGACAAACTGCCACAAGAGACGACATGGAAAAAGTAGGGCAAGTAGCCGATAAACCTACATCTAAGCCATTCAATGAGAAGTTAGCCGACAAGATCATTATAGAAGTCGAAGATGATCCTTGGACTGTTAAAGCGGTTGCACCAGCACCTAGCGCGGCTGAGGCTGTTGCCTTGGTGCAAGATGTTCTAGGCGCTACCAAAATTGATAAAGACATTCCAGAATGTAAGCATGGTCAACGCTTGTGGCGTACCGGCAACAAGAACGGAAAGCCTTGGGCGAATATGTCCTGCCCTGTACAGCCACAGCGTCAACAGACATGGGCAGAAGTCGATAAGTGCGATCCGATCTGGTATGTGATCGATGCTAATGGCGCATGGAAGCCACAGGTGGCCAGATCATGAGCGGCTTACAGTTTAAGAACCAAGATGGTGAATGGGAAAAGTTCCCAACAGACGATGAATTATATGAGAAAGCAAAGGCGCGTGAGATGCTCA